ACCTAAGTCATGCCCGTCGCCATGCTCATCTGAGCCGCCATCTAAATTCTTTAGAATGTCTAACAAGTCACGAATACCACCGGCACCGGAACCATTCATACTAACATTCATATTAACATTATCTTGTTGTGGCGGATTCATAGAACCCATAGGACCCATGCCACATCCGTCTGCTACAACTTCTTCTCGTTTAATATCGCCAGTACCTTTACCGTCTATTTTGATTTCTTCGCCTGGTGGAGTATTTTGAACTGCTTGACCATAAGCATTGCCTTCATTAGGCTCTTCGATCATAGGCTGATCTAATTCGTTGATGCGAGATAATAATTCTTGAAAATTCATTTTGTTTTTCCTTTGCCGCTAATAGGGCTCTTAGCAGGTGAAGCTTTAGCAAGTTCAGCGGCTTTTTCTTTTGGTGCTTTTTTAGCTAACAAACTGTCATTAACACCTTTATATTGTTGCGGTTCATTTCTTTTCTTTGACAATTCTTTAAGTAGACTAAGAACATGTTTTTCGCCTACTATTTTTTGATTATTGCTTGCAGGAAAATCACATTGACCAATTAAAGGTTTTCCGCCTTTTGTTTCTGCATTTTCTTCTTCAAGATTTAATTCTGCTTCATTCTCTTCAAGCGCGGTTCTTACTTTGATACAGCATCCTTGTAGCCCAGTTTGTTCAGTCATGTAACTGTGTAGTACTGTACTAGTTGTTGGATACTTTAGATCCACGTCAAAAACTGTTACTTCTACGTTTTCCATTTCTGGAAAATCAGGCACCTTAGCTTGAATAGGTACAGTTCTAGCTTTAGCAAATTTAGCTATTTCATATTTTTTCAAAGCATTTTCCATGACATCTTCGCAGTTGTCAGGTAGTTTTCCAGCAACTTTAATCTTAAAAGAGTAAAGTTTTTCTTCTATGCTTTCAGTGAGGTAGTCTTTAAATGATTTCATGGTCAAAATTCCGATAATATATTTATTTCAAATTCTTCAGTTTTTCAATAAGGCTATTGCGATCTGTAACAATAACTCCAGTACCGCTAACATCTACGCCATTATCTTCACCGGCATCTTGATCTAGTTTTTGTTTTTTAATTTGTAACTCGATCATTTTAAGTTTTTTATCAATTTTAGCTGCTTTTGCATCAATAGCATTCTTAAGCATGCCGCCAGCAACTTCAAATACACGACCGCTATACCTAGCTTCTACGTTCATGCCTAAATCCATTAAATCATCAAACGCATCTGTTGCTCGTTGTGCTAGGTCGTCAAATTCTTTATCGCTTATATCGCCGAGACCCTTTACTTGCGGTAACGCACTAGAGATTTTATCAAATTCCGAAATATCTCTTAAAAATGGTTGAGCGACAGATTCTTTAGCTTCTTGACGTTCAGCTTTTTTAATAGTCTTCTTGCTTTCAGGCAAATTAAGGATTTCTTCAAGTTTTTTCATAATACTACTTATCCTCTGCGACCATTATGAAATAAGTCTTGTTCGTTAAGTACACGAAACTTTAAGCCCTGTTTATTACAAAACTCTTGAGCTGCCCGCCATTTAACTACATTCTTTGCATACTGTATTTGGTTGTTACGATTCCTACCGACTTTTTCTAGCACTGTTTGATTTTGTGGTTTTACTTCAATAATTTCGGCTTGCATTTTACCTTTGTTATCTACATACTGTATAAAAAAATCAGGTACGTAAATTGTACCTTTACCTGTAAATGGATCTCGATAAGGTATTTTGATAGATTCGCTTGCCCATTTTAGTATTCTAGGGTCTGTGTCACAGAACTTCATAAAGCTCCATTCCCAGCTGCTCCTATATGTAGGTTGGCGAGTGCCTACATATTTGTCGGCATTAATAACTTGATATTTTCCTTGAGCAAATCTGCGACTCATTGAACAATGTTTCTGCTTTCTAGGGTTTCTTCAAGCACTGTAAGTTTATAACCTAATGCAGATCGTCTATCACGATAAGTGTTTAATACCTCAGTGACTATCTCGCTAAGTTTAACATCATTGAGCCCTTTTAGTGTATCTAATAGCTGTAAAGGATTTATGTTTTCTAATCTAGCTTGATTTAATAGTACAATGCAAGTGCTACGTGCTGCCTGTTCATCAAATCCTCTTTTTAAGAAAAATCCTATAACAGCATCTATCTGATTACTAGGAAAAGTAATTTGATGTAAGAAAAATTTATCAAAGAAGTTTCTTACTTCTTCGCTGCTGTCAGTGACTTCTTTACTAGGTAGATTATATTTTCTTTCGACTGCCATGTTATAAACCAGTTATTCTTCTTTGTGTTGTAGGCACAGTATTATCTTTGTCGTAAACAGGGAATGCTGTGTCGTTTAATCCAATACGTCCTAAGTTTGAACTTCTTTGCGGATTTCTAATAGGTGAATTTTTTGTAGAATTTGCTTGACCTTGATTAGTTAATGGTTTAGTTTCAATATACTGTTTAGCAGAATTAGGATTAGCTGAAAGAGCCGATAATGGACTTTTGTAAGCACTAGTAGGATCTACTTTTCTTTCAGCAGATCCAAATACTTGTTCTTTACCGTTTAGAACCCCACCTTGTACACCCGGCGACGGACTTCTTCCACCACCACCCGACTTTAACGGACTCGGAGTTTGATCGTAATTTGCAGATGCAAAGTTTGGTGGACTTCCAGGTCCTGCACTACCGCTATCATATGTTACAGCATCATAAGCTACTACCATAGTGTGTTCTGCAGGACTTGTATCGGTCCAGTTAAATGTATCGTGGCTCCATGATACAATAACAGGGTGTACTAATGTAAACCCTTGCCATTTGCGTTTAGCAAATGTATGAATTTTTACATAATTTACAAAAGGAACTACAGGTTCGTTTTCTAAACCATATGAAGTCAATGGAGGACCAAAACTTTTACCATATAGACCAGCTTGTGCTGCGCCATGGTCACCGAATGTATAACTGTACCAACTTTCAAAAACTTTTCTAGCTACTCCAGAATTATCATCATAAAATTTTAATGTTACCTGTTGATAATTTAAATTTAACATTATAACATTACGTCTGTTATATTGATTTGCTACTTCTGTATTGACAGAAATTTTAGGAGTTTCCATGCTTTTAATAACAGCACTAAGTTGAGAGCTTGAGCCTCCTAAGGTGCTTATAACAACATGATGTTGAAATTTAAGCCTTGGAGCTAGTGCAAAGTCGCCGTCGATGAAAGAACGAGCAGCATGTTGGAAATCACGTAGTACAGGTGACCCACCGGAACCACTATTAAATTGACGATTAGAATAGCTTGACATACAATTATTTATCTACCATTATCTACGTAGATAAAAATGGATCACAAAAAAAGCAGCTTTCGCTGCTTCTTTTGTGTTTTATTAAACACCAGGTCCTGTTGCAGCAGTACCGAGTGTTCTTGGTACAGCGGCTCCAACGCCAGTGCCCGATGGAATCTGTAAGCAGTTATCAGGTTGAATTGTTAAATCAATCTGAACTGGTGCAGCGTCACCGTAGGCTAATGATTGATAGTTGACTGCGGTTACATAGCAACCATACATTTCCCATGTTTCAAGGACGTTTGGTGTGTTTGCTCCGTTGCCACCGTCTAGCATTTCTAATCTTAACATGAACTTGTAGTCAATAGCACTTGCAGCACTAGCTTGCTCAAAAAAGTCAAACTGTTTCTGCATTTGCTCACCAACTAACTTAGCAACTTGTCCTGTAGCGTCGTCACGTAGGCTAACTGCAATAGTTTGCCATGTGTGCTTACCGGCGTAGTTGATTTTACTGTTGTAAGTTTCAATTACTTGGTTTGCAAACTGTAAGTTTGGTCGACCAACGTTCATAACTTGTTTTGTAAGTTCTGTTGTAGGAGTAGAAACACCAAAATTCTCAAACATCATTCTAAAACGATATTTGAGCTTAGGCATTAGCATACCCTGTGCGCTAGCAGATTGGTCGCTAGCTAGGGGTACTGTAAATCTTGTTAATGTTGCGATTGCCATTTTTTAATGCTCCTCTATATTATAGGCCAGCAATTTCGCCAGTATTCTTCAAGCGTAGTGGAATGTAAATAAATTCAACTGCTTTAACTGGTTCAATTGCTATGTCAATCCATAACTCATTACGATCAATTCTGTTAGGTGTATTGTTACTTTCGTCACATACAACTAGGTAATCGTATAGAGCACGTTGTCCTACTAGTTCTAATAGTAAAGCTTCAACCGCTGCCTTAATTTCATCTCTAGTAATCTTATCGTTTGGTTCAAAGATATATGGTTTAGCTAAAACAGCTAGTTGTCTACGTAAGTAAACAATTAGTCGAGCTACGTTAATACGATCTAAAGCACTGGCTGCGCGAGCACGTGTCTTTTGACCATAGTTAACTAATCCTGTACCTGTAAAGAATGTAATAGGATTAACCTTTGTTTCGTATAGCGTATCACGTTGTCCTGTGTTTAGTGCTACACTTCTAAATTCGCCTTCGCTGTTAACATAGCCAACTGCGGTTGCGTTAGTAATGCCGCCACGACGTACACCTGCTGGTGCAAACCATGGATAAGCTACCTGATCGTTTAGAGCAATAACTCTTAACATCATATGACTTGGAGGAATAACAACATTGTTACCAAAGTTGTCGCTTGTGAAGCCCCATGGATAGAACATAGCCATGTACTCGTCAAAGCTAGCTGCTCCGATATCGTTATCTTCTACAGCAATTAGCTCATTATTACCCCAACGTAGCAAGCTGGTTGCATCAGGTGTTAAACGAGCAGGAGTATCACCAACAACAAATGCTGTTAGCCCACGATCGTAGTTCAATGTAACCATTTCGCCGATTAGCTCAGGATAACCTGGGCAAGCAATTAAGTTAAAGATACGTCCGTCTTCGTCACGGATCTGTTGATTACTATTAACTGTAGCTTGTAAGGCTTGTACAACAACTTTACGTTGTGCTTTACGTCCAAAGCTACCAGAGCCGTCGTCTTGGTTGCTAGAAACTGTTACCCAACGATGTGGATAGTAGTCAGCCATTGCTTGACCGCCTGTTGAGCCTGGGTCATAACGAACGTTGTCATCAGCTGTGTTAATATAATCACGTTTGAATTCTTTTACGTTATAACCGCTTCTACGTAAGTTCCATAGTAACATGCCTTTTGGATACAATGCTGGATCTGGACAATCAGGATCAACGTAGTCACTTGTTAGTAAACTTACTATATCGCCCTGTTCGTCGCTATTTGCTCCCGCTGTATTATAGCGAGCATCTGCAAATAGTACTCCATCTTCAGTGCTTTGATCTGTTTTGTCTAGCAGTACCCAACGTCTTGCAATTGGAAGATTTTCTAAATCAAAATTAAATCTATAAATTTGAGGGAAATTTTCCATATCATCTGTACTAATCCATAGATCACCTGTTACTAATGCGCCGCCTTCACTTTGAAGCTCTGGTGCTGTTGCACTTACAATAGGACCATTTGGATCTGTTGCACCGTAGTCTGCATAATTTTGATATCCAACCCAGTTTTCACCATCGTGGATCATAATATCAACTTCGTCGATTACAGAACTATACCATAGGCGTCCGTCCACTGGAATACGTGTAGGAGCATCTGCATTAGCTGCATATACTAAAGGTTCCCATGAACTTGCTACAAAATCATGCAACATATCACCTGCTGGTGCTGCAAAAACAAATTCAGTACCTGTTCTATAACTACCTGAACTTGGTTCATAATCGTATGCGCTGATTCCGTAATCTACAAGAGGAGTTCCTGTTCCTTCTTTCATACGGAAATCGCCACCTAATTTGTGTTTAATTAAAACACGATTTTGTGAATCAACTTCTGCTTCAATATTTGTAAACCCTGCTGAATTAATTGCTTCAGCCATTGCGTCAGCATCAGCTATAGTACCAGTAGCTGTCCAACTTACAGTCTTATAACTGTAACTACCGTTTCCGTCGTAGTCACCTAGTACATTAGAACCTTGTAAACTTTCTGCAAGTCTGAAAGATTTTGCACCAGCTGTAACGTTGCCGTTAATGACTTTTTGTGTTTTAATCACAGTAGCAGTTTCGTAGCCGCCTTTGCGCCAAATTTTCCATGAAGCTAAACGAGGACTATTATCTGTGCCGTTATCTTCTGTGTAATTTGTTTGTACATATAATGTACCAACTGGAAGACTTATGCCGCCGCCTGCTGGATCTAAATTGTTGATAGCAGTTTCACCATTAGCATAAAGCGGAGCCTCAACTCTTTCCCATGCACTAGTTGCGTCGTCCCAACGTTTTACTCTCCAACGTGAACCTAAATTAGGTTCGGTTGTTTTAATCCATACAGAACCTGTAGGTCTTGGAGCAGCGTTTGAAGATTTCCACTGAGGAACTTGTGTATGCTTGCTAATAGTTAATCTTGGTGCATAGTAAGTAGCTGGTTTAATACCTAATACGCCGCCGTTAGCAGCAACTAGTGTACCTGTACCGTTAGCAATAACTACACTGTTAGCAGATGTGCTATCTTCAGGATTTAAACCTTGAGCACCGTCTGAATACATTTCAAGTTTTCCATTTACAATAGCTGAACTAATCCCTTGTGCAGCCATTTTTGTATTGATGTCTGTAACAACACTAGCTAAAGTAGTTCCTGCTGTAATTGTTACACCATTAATTGTAAATGTTTGACCGTTGTTTGCATTTAAGTTTGGATTGATTGCTGTTCCTGTAATTACAGGCCAACTCTTAAACCATTCATTTGACCCTACTTCAACCCACTGTCCAGGATCTTGTCCAGGAGCAACACCTCTGCTTCTGTACCATAATTTGCCAGGAACACTAGTTGTTAGTGTAGGAGTATCTGGATCGTCGTCGACCATTACCATACAATAGTCGCCGATAGCACCAACCGAAGCTAAAGGACCGCCTGTGCCAGAATCGACTTTAGTCGAATCTGTAATTACACGAGGAACTTTGTTAGTAAACTTTTGTCCGCCACGTGTTGTTACAGGTGCACCGTTCCATTCAAAAATACCAAATGCTGTAATACTAGTATCTAGCCAGTGTGTTCCATTGGCTGGATTTGAATCTGGTTCTGTAGCGCGAGCATCTAGTTGATTTAGATCTAAATCAGCACGTACAACAAATGCACGATTGCTAACACCTAATAAACTATATGCGGCTTGTAAACCGTATTCGTTTTGCTCTCCAGCATGGATAGGATTGTTATTCGAATCTGTCTTAAAGACTGGATCTCCGAATACATCACCTAAGTCACGCTGACTTGTTAGAAGATAAACTTCTCCAGCGTTGGCTTTAAGTGTGCCCGGGGCGGTTCCGGTACCTCCGCTGTTTGCTTTGTTTTCAGCAGAGGCAACAATTACTAGTGGTACTGTGCCAGGAGCTGCTGGTGTAT